CCTGTCCATGGGTCTATTGGACCACCAGAGCCTTGCTTGCGATTATCTGGAGCAAGTCTCCAACTGTCTTTGTCTGGAATGTAAAATTCAGGATCCACAGTAATGTATCTACGACTAGATTCATTCCATGAGTCCATTGTATGATCTGATCCGACTACATACTTCCAATGCTGTCTAGCTACCATAAGTGGGGCTTTAAATTCAAATGTAAGAAAAGCGTGCCGAAAAGGTGACATATGATTTTCTCTAGCTAAAAATTCGATTAATCTAGCATCGGCAGTTGTCATTTCTGTAGATTCTTTAGCAAAAGAAGCTCTTGCTGCGTTTGCTACAGAAAGATCTGAACCCATATAATCAACTAATCTAACATAACCATTTTCTAAAACTTTTATTATATCTATCGATTCAGGTGTCTGTTCCATCTTCGTAGTCATTGTAGTTTCCTTCATCTCCATCTTCATCTTCTAGAAGAATTACATTTATATCTGCGTAATATTCTATCATACATTCATTAAAATCCTCAGAAATTTTATATAAAGAGCCTAGTAAATCAAAACATTCTTCGTTAAATGATTCTTCAACTTCTTTGCCGCGAACCATAGAAGAAAGTATTTCAGAAATGTATGATATTGCATCTCCGAGAGATTGTTGTAATAAAATTAATTCTTTAATTCCTAAATTAATTTCATTTTCAAAATCTTTTGATACCTCTTGTAAATCTTCAGATTTTATTATTTCATTAAATATTTTTTCAAAATCTTCGTTATCAAATTCATCTTTTTCCATTATGGTATCACTTAATTGGGCAAGCCCCGCCCTCACACTCTAAGCTATCTATTAAGTCGCTAGAGCCTGAGTCTGTAAAGGATACGTCATTTTTAATTTTTGAATAAAGTTTGATATACGTTTCTTCTGTAATTTCTTCATATGGAGCAAGATTAAAACCATGATCACTATGCAGCAGAAATGAAACTGATTTAACTTTATTCTTGTAGTTTTTCTTCATCCATTCCTGAATTTCAGGCAGTTCTTCTTTTCTATAATATACGGTCACGCTAACATTATTATCTGCCCATGTAGACTGGGCTTTTACAACCCATTCTAGCTGTTGTATAGCAGTTAGATTTGCAGCTAATGTTGCATGTTTTGGTGTCATGCAAGGGAATTCAACCACGCAAATTGTATGATTTTCTTTTCCATCTAGACCAACATCATATTGTACCTTGTAACCTTTTTCTCTACAGTAATTAACAAGTGGATCATTACTACCCATTCTAACTCTTCTAATATAAAATTTTGCATATGCTGGGTGAATACCAGGAGTAACACCAGCTAGTAAGCTTAGTGTTCCACTTGGTTTTACTGTAGTTAGTTTAATTGATTCATTAATTCCATTATTTTTTGACCAGGTCTTGTCAAACTCTTTTAAGTTTTTATAACAGTCGTCAACCCATGACAGTTGCTCCTCAGTAGCCTGTAACCATCCAGTAACACCTTGGCCTAATCTTCTGTTTCTTTCTATAACGTCTTGACTCTTTTTGTAGGGATATGCTAATTTTGTTATTGCTTTTTGCGTTTTATATAGAAGTGTACTTATGTCAAGTAGTTCTTCTTTAGAAGAAATATTTGGAAGAAATATTTCAGCTAGATTACATGGTTCTCCATCTTCTAAGCCAATCTCACCACATGGATTTGTTCCTATTACTCGTGAATCATTAATCTTTTCACCTAGTCGACCGTTCTTTCTTATTAGATTTCTATTGATAAGACCATATGGTTCTCCTGAACCATCGTAACCTTTCCAAAACTCGTCAATTATTTCCTCATAGGCGTCTGCGTATACTGAGTTGTTAGAGTTAGCTCTCCAAGCAGGAATGTCACCCTTGCCCCAATTTTTAGCTCGTAAGAACAAGAAGTCATCTGGGTCACCAATAGCTATTTGAGCAGAACGTCTAGCAGATCCAGCTACAACTATCTTTCCAATTATATTGGCTATGTCTAGGGCGTCGATTGACCTAATCTTTTTGCCAACCCTAGAATCTAGAATGTCGCATATGTTCTTAATACCTTCTATCAGTACTTCTGGACCGGAAGCTGTTCCTCCAAAAGTTTTCAATGGTGCACCAAAACCTCTAATTAAAATTGTACTATAAGAGAAAGATTCTCCCGTTTCAAAATAGCTATTTAAAACTTTGCCAAGCAGTGAGGACCAGCCTTTTCTTGAATCAGGTACGATAAAGTCGGCGTCATTTGCTTTTATGTGTTCAATTTTATTTACATATTTTACTTTTGGAAAATCATGAACATTTGCTCTTTCGACAGTGAAACCTACCCCACCACCAACCATAAGGTGATCCATTAAAAATTGAAAATCATCTACTTTTGATATTGTTGTCATCCAACAATTGACCAATGATACTCCACTCATTTTCTCCACTAATGGAGTACCTAGCTGCCAGAGACATCTCCCTGCAAAGATTCCTTTTAAGTTAAAGATATAATCAAATAATCTTTCCGCTTCAGCTTCGGTATATCCAGCGCCTATATCCTGTGCGCCATTAATACAGCGAGCTACTGTCTCATGCCAGTACTCTTTTCTACCCAATTCTTCAATGTCTCTAGAGTAAGTTCTTCTATAAACAATTTCACCCAATCCATTAAATCCCCAAGGTGCAAGCTTATTGGCGTAAGATGTGACGAATTCGTGAGAAAGAATTTTAGTTTTCATTTTTAGCTCCTGTAGTTTGTTCTATTAGTTTAATATGCTTAGAATTAATTTTATTTATTTCTGATAGTTTGATTTTTTCTATTTGATCAAAACTATATATTTTATGTATTTCTTTTTCAAAGAAGTATCCACTTCTCCAATTGAATACTTTATCTATATTTAGTTTGTAATTTACAAAAACATTGCAAATAACAGCACCACCATACACCTTAACAAGGTTAGATAATTTTTCTTTAATATCATTATTTATAACTTGCTCACTACCGTAATCGTCAGCGCATTTTTCGTATAACCAATTAAATGCTTGACGTGTCATGGGAAATAAGTCCACCCTATCTATAACTCCCATTTTAATTAACTTATTTCTTTTTTCAATTATTTTAATATCTTCTTTTAAAACATCTATAAAAAGATCAAACCAATCATGTTGATTAAATTGTCTCCACCCAGTACACCAAAACAATAAATTACTTGCAGGATCTGGAATAGGGGTTTTCTCACTATATGGAAGCAGGACTGCGCATGCGACGGCTTTTTTTAAATGCTCTTTAGCGATTTGCTCATCTTTATATTTAGAAATTGAATTCTTCCATAAAGCTGTTATGTGTTCAGTCCAGTCTATATCGGCAACATACAGTTTTAGATATTTTTGTGCAAGATCCATCGGAAGAGATCTATCTTGTGCTACTTTTTTCAACTCATCTAAAGACATCCAAAATCCTTTATAACTGTAGATAAAATCATTAAAAGGTATAAACTTGCCCAGAGAAGAAGATAGCCCCGCCGAATGGCGGGGCCTCTCCCACTTCACTGGTTGCGGTATAGTATACCACAATTGTGTCGAATTACTTCAGCGTAGCTGCGCTATCTGCGTCACCAATCTTTGTTGCAACAAAACCTTTGATTACGCTAATGCCCGCTGCAACAGCAGCAGTGGCTGCGGACTTCAGTTCATCAACTCCACCAACAGTATACACTGCAATGAAAGCTTGAGCTGCTGTCCAAATTGCTCTTTCAATAATATCTTTATGTAATTTAGTCATCTAGCAATCCTTTTCTATATCAAATTTTTTCTAATTAGCTTCTCTATAAGAAGATGAAAAGTTAAACCTAGCCACACTCCTGTGAAAATACTACCTGTTATTTTTTTTTCAGTTAATCTCCAAAATGATCTTGTTAATGTTTCGATCTTTTTGGACTTTATTGCATATATATCGTATGCAATAATCGCCAATGCAAGACCGCCCCAGGCAACAGTGCCACTTTTCTTTTCCTGCTTATCGAGAATAAGAGGGGCGGCTAACGCATCAGAGAGCTTGAGCCGAAGGTACTCCGTACCATTCTTGGACTTTTTCACGACCATAATCTCCAGTTGTATTTGCTTGACCATAACCACTAGTAAATACTACAGTACTAGTTACGCCCTGAAATTCAGCGGGCTTAAACACACCAAATGATGATGGTGCTCCACCGGCTTCGGTTCTGGGACCATGTCCTGTGTTAGCAAATACGTTAGCTGATGTAACACCGTCAAAGATATAATTATTGTAGAGTGAGTATTCTGTATCAGCTCTTGATGCATGACCGAAATCAGCAGGAAATGCCTTAGCGCCAGTGATGCCCTTGTACTCTAGTGGCTTAAATCTAGCTCCATCATAGGTTGCGCTACCATCGGGGAAAGTCCCTGAAAGAGGGTGAACATACAATGTAGTTCCATTAAAGACCTGAGAAAGGAATCTATTGCCTGGGAATTCACCGGTACCAGGAGCAAAGTGATTATCTGGAGCACCGTCTAAAACATGGCTGGTGCTGTATAGTGGATAGAAGGAATATGTGCCAGTACCTTTGGCTTTTCCTGTCATTGATGTGTATGGGTTGACCATACCAGCAGTGGTTCTACCCTTTAATACTGGTCTTGGTCCTACGTAAAAAGTGGCCATTTTTTTTCTCCTTATAAGAATTGGATATTATAATAGTAATTTTAGTTTAAAGATTTTTAACTACTCATATTGAATTATTAAATCACTTAATACTGGAGCAGTTTTATCATCTAGCATGTTTAATGTTACCTCTATCCAAACATAATTAGATCCACCAGGATTGCTGGAGAGAGCGTATCCGTCACCATCTGGATATATAACTCGATAACTAAATGCTGTAGAAATTAGACTTTGTGGTACGTTGTATATTTTTGGTGTTACATTTGTCACGTCATATATTATACTTCCGTCTGGAGGAGTATATTTAATTATCATTTTACCGGAAGTCAAATACTTATCATATCTAATGTCTAAATCAGATAAACCATAAGTATAAATATATTTACCTAATTCGGTAAAATAATTTCTCTGCCTTAAAGCTATTCTTATGGCAGTTATATCTAGCTCTGGAAAAGCAAACGCTACAGGACCAGAATTTAGAATATAATCAGAACCAGTAGTGGTCCATCCACCTGGTGCAACTTTCCCAACGGCATCAGATTCACCATTATAGTATGATCGATAATTTAATGGAATCCAGCCATCTTTTTCTGATAACGTAGGGTTTGGCTTTTGGGTAAATTCAATAGATGTAATATCAGAACCAAAAGATGGATATGGATTTATTTTGATCATATTAGCTCTTGAAGACCCTGATATCTCAGGAGCTACATTTGCATACAGATATAGGCCAGCTCCGCCTAATCCAGTAGATTCAGTTATTACATTTCTTTTCCAAATTTTATCAGGAGAGTCTAGTATACAGTTGTGTATAGGCGTTGTGTCTATTATTGCTCCAGCACTATCTACAGATACAGCTGTTGGTTGGACGGCAAATTTTATATAATCACTAATTACTTGACCGCTACCAGGACTGCCTATTTTTAATTTTGAATATGAACCACTATTAATCTTTGGCAGTGTTATTACATTATATGTTGGATCAAATGATAGTAACTCGGTTGACAAAATTGCGTATTCTGTACCGGCAAAAGTCGCATAGTCCAATTGATTAAATGAATGTATGGAAATACTATTTGAAACTGCTTCTAAGGCACTTATCCTATCGCTTAGGTCCTGTATCGCCAAGGATAGAAATCTTTGATCTTTAATAACTCTTTCAAAAGTCTGCTTCAGTTTAACGTCTAAACTATTAGATTTATTATATAGATAAACTAAATCTTTATAGTTTTCTTCAATTCTTGCATTATAATCTGAGCTATTAACTGCACCATTGTATTGATAGTCTCGCTTTTTTGTATTAATTATTTCTGTCATTTTACATTTCGCTCTCTAGTCGAGTAACTTTATTAAATAATCTAGCTAGTTTTGCACCCAACTTATTAGTAACATCGATGCTTAAA